TCGAACTGCATCAAGGCGGCTTCCAATCCTGTTATACTGTCGCGCGGTATAATGGCCGGCACGTAGGGCTCCGTTTTCGAGGCGCCGATAACGTTAAACTCTACCCTGTAGCAGAGGTTCTTACTCACGCCGCCCTCCGCTGGACGTGGTCGCGGTTGACGCTACCCTGTTCGGCCCGCACGGCAACGCCGATGCTTTGGGGGTCGGTGCCGCGCAGGGTCACGTCGATATTCGGGCTAAAGGTATTGCGGTTTACCATTTGCGTCTCCGGGAAGAACTGGGGGAGAAGCTCGCGCATAATGAGGTCGCGGCCGCGCTGGCCCTCCGGGAAGACGCCGAGCGTTTCGGGCCGGCCGCCCTCCGCGGCGTTGATCCACTTGCCGGCCCAGGGGAACGTCCAGCCGCCCGGGCGCGCGGGCAACATCGTAAGGCCGCCCTGCGCCTTGATAACGCCGCCCTCGCGCATACTGAGGAACGCGCCGAGGAATGGCCCGATTACCGGGATTTGCGACAGCGCAGTTTTGGCGAACGCCCGTGCAAGGGCATCCCCAAGCGCCGCCTCAACGCCGGCGGCAAGGCGGTCTATGAATATATCCTTGATGTCGGCACCCCGGAACGCGGAGACAATACTGCCCGCCAGTGAATCGCCTATCGCCTTATTAACCGCGAGCACCTCATCTTCATATTTTTTTAATTCAGCCGCACGCTTTGCCTCGCGCTTCTCACGAACCTCAGCCATTGCAAGTTCGCTTTGGGCCGCCGCCAGTTCTTCGGGGCCGAGTACATCGACGCCCGCCAGCCCCTTTTCAACCGTAGGTAGATACTTCTCCTTACGTTTTTTCGGCGCCGCGCCCGGCTTCTTCGCTGGCCCTCTTGCAACCTCAGCCGTCAACTCACGCTCTACATACGCTTCGGCTCGCGTCCCCCTCGCTGCTAAAATAATATCTTGGGCTTCATAACCCTGCGCCTTCATTTCGTTAATTAATGCCTCTACGTCGCTCGGCGCTTCGCCGACTTCTGCAAAGCCGCGCATACCAGCGGGAGATACTTTGCTTGGTATGTCCTTGGGCCCGAAATCCGCCCGTACTATATCGTGCACTTCTTTCCATGCCTGTTTTTTCCGTTCGGGGGTTATTGCTTTTATGCCTTCCTCCTTGACTATCCGCAGTAATTCAGCGGTGTATAACAAAGCAAGCTGCAGCCCATCTACCGCACTTTGCAATCCTCTAAAAACAACTGAGCCCGTGCCTAATAGTTCCCCAAGCGCGTCGTCCGCGTCGCGTATCGCTGAACCAATTCCTAATCCAGCCGTAGCGGCCTCACCAAATATACTTACTAAATCCGGTAAGGTCCCAATAATGTCAACGATTATGTCTTTATTCTCTGCTAACGAACCGGCCAGTTCCTCCGCTATATATGTAAGTTTACCCGTCTCCTCCATCTCTTTAACTACATCGATTAAAACGTCAAGGAACTCTTTCGTTATCGGCGTTAGTTCCGCCCCGACCGCAGCGCCCAGCGAATCAAGTACGTCTTTCAGGTTTGATACCTTGCCCTGTACCGTGTCCATCATGCCGACCATCATGCCGCCAAAACGGTCGCCAAGTATTTCTTCTAATTTTGCAAATGCCTCCTCTTGGCTACCTACCAACTCACCATTCGGGCCGAAAATATCTCCAAACTCGGACTTGACGAGAAATAACTGGCGCATAATTTCGATGCCCCAATCCCCCGTCGCCATCCGCATCATCGCCGAACCTGTATCTTGAAAAGAACGCCCAGTGCCGGCGGCGGTGTCGCCGATCAGCTTCAACATCGGAACGGTCTTATCTTTAAAAACCGGGTAAAGCATATTGAACGATTGGGCGAGGTCGCGTACCTGGTAAGGCGTATCCATTGCGAATTGTTTTATCGCCGCGAAAAACGCCTTTGCCTTCCCCTCCGATTTCGTAAGGGTAGTGAGCTGCTTTTCCATTATTTCGAATGAGTCGGCTACTTCGATGGCTTTCTTAGTAAGGGTGGTGAGCATATCCACCGCCCCCTTGGCCGCGGCGACAGCGCCAAGAGCGGCGGCGACACCCAGAACAGCGGTGCCGACATTCTTCATCCCCGATTCAAGCCCAGCGGTTGCCTGGCCCGTTTTCCTTTTAAAGTCTTTATCGTCGAGAGATATCTCGACTATCGCTTTGCTTTTAGCTACCATGTTATTTCCGTTTCATGCGGTCCTTTAGCATCGCTTCCCTGACCTCGGAAATTCTATTGAAACCATCTATCAGGTTTCGGAGTGCGCCAACGTGCATTTCGTAGACGAGTTCGTTGACGGTATATCCGGTAAGCTCGACAAGTTGAGCAAAAGCGCCGTGAGGGCCGATGGCATATCGTCCATCTTCCCCCAGAACAGTTTCGCCATTTTTTTTTTAGTCTCGTCCTTGCCTAATTTATCTGCGGCGTGGACCATCGCGTAATAGTCCACCTTATCCTCGGCGTAAACGCCCGACATCGCCGCGTCGGCTTCTTCGTCCGGGATTTTCTCGCCCATCCGAAGGCCGCGGATATATTCTCCGCGGCCTTCTTTTTGTCTGCGCAGGGCTGCGAGCAACCGTCCAAGACCATGGCCATCGTCCCAGAAGTATTCTCGCTGCTCGTTGTAAAGCATCAGAAACGCAAGCGTCGGTTGGGGTATACGGATAACTCGCCGGCCGGTATCGCAACAGCAGAAATCGTCGTATATCTCGACGATACGCTTCCGCGTGTCGACGCCCTTCTCCGCCGCCCGAGATTCACCCAGGGCATGGAACGCCCTGATTTCTTCGAGGGTTACTGGCGTTGCGTCGGCCACGTTAGACCTCGTAAGGCTCGACGGTCCAATCGCCACCGATGCTGTAGCGGACGGTCATCGCCGCCCCCGCTTCTTCGCGTGAGGAGCCGAAGTCCGGCGGCGCAAGGAGTTTGCAGTTCGGGAACGTGTAGACGTTGCCGCCCTCTTTCCCTTCCATAAGCGAGTGGGCGCGCTCGATGACCTGGATGGCGACGGCCGGGATAACGTCGGTAGCATCGGCGGTGTATTTGACGGCGGCGGCAACCAGTTCGCCGGCGTACGAAACGTAGTAGTAGCCGATAAAGCCGATTACCGTCGTAATGACGCCGGTAGCGGGGACGATGGTGTACTCATAAGTATCCGCCGGGACGCCTATCCCCATGTTTTTGCACGGCACCATAGTGCCGTCCGCGAGAACCTGCCAGCAGACCTCGGAGTTGGTACGTACGGGGATAACTGTTAGTGCCGGCAAGACACCAGCGATGGCGGGGCCGACCTTCTCGCCGAAGATTCCGCGCGCGCCGGCCGGTGTCGTAATGTCGCCGCCGCAGATTTTCGCCCAGAGCTCGAGCGTCATGTTCTCGAACGCGATCTCAAGCTCCTCGGCGACGTTGATAAGGGAACTAAACCGGCCGCGCATCCCGCCCGGCTTTCCGGCCGAGATAGTTTTGGGATCGACAAACGACCGCTTCCAGTTTACCGGCGTCATCATCGGCACGTCGTCGATTTTGACGAAGCCGGTCCCCTCGGTGTTGATTACGTAAGGCCCTGGCATTAAGGCTTCACCTCCGGTTGTTTATCCTTCGGGTTCTCGTCCTTCGGGTTCTTATCCTTCGGGTCGGGCGGCTCGGGCTGCGCCGGCTTGTCCGTCTCAATCTTTATCGCCGGGCAATCCGAGTGCCGCGACGCCTTGTAAACGAAGATGCCCCACATCTTTTCGGCCATCGCCTCGTCGCCGTCGGCGTACCTCTCCCCGAGGAACGTAGCCCGCGTGTAATCCCCCGGTTCGTACCAGACGCCGCCGAAGTTTTGCCGTTGTGTCAGCGTTATCTTTTTTATGGCCACGTTAGCCTCCTATATCCCGCCCCCGACGTGAACGGGGACGTTGACCGTTATGTTATAGAAAAACGTCTTTTCCTCGTTGATTTCCCATTCGCTCGCCCAGGTTATCGCCCCGACGTAGGGCATACCGCCGATATTCGAGGCCCGTTCTATCGAGACGCATAGCCGGTCGAGGAACGGTAGGACTTCAAGCATCGGCGCCGCGGCACCTATTCCCGTCTCCTGCGTCCAGAAGTCGAGCGCCACGTCAACTACGGTGTGCCCGCGCTCGCGGTGATTGCCCGAGACGAAGACGCCGACGTATCGCTCGCTCGGGTGGCCGGGTATGCCCTTGATGAACTGGAGCGGCCGGCCGCCGGCAATGTAGACCTCCCGGGCCTTTACCGTATCGTAAACCCAGTTCAACGCGTCGAGGCTTTGATTGTCGGCACCCATTAGACTTTACCCGTCGCGGCGTACTTCGCCATAAGTCCTTCTAATAGCCGGACGTAGCGCGGAGGGAAGGTTATCGGCCTTGCGGCCTGCGCCGGCTCCGTCGTATAGTGGCCCTTGACCATCGATACCGCGACCGTTTGCTTCTTCGCGCGCTTCTGGCCGTGGAGTTTAGCCGTCCGCCTTATCCTTCGGTACGAAGCCGGCACGTAAACCCTGCGCCTTGGATGGCCGTAGTAGAAGTCCTCGGCGTATGGCGTGCGGTTCACGCCCTCGGCGCCGAACTCGGTCGCACGATACTTCCAACCGCGCCATAGCCGGCCGGTTTTGTGGCCCACGCGGCCGCCCTTCATCTTTACCCGCAACGACATCTTCCACGCCGGCTCGCCGCCCTTGCGGTGCTGCTCGTCTACCATCCGCTGAAGGTAGACCGCGAGCTTGACCTTGAGCGGCTTCGTGTTGTTCATCCAGCCGAACGGCGGCGCCGGTTCCCAACGTATAGAGACGTGTTTCATACCTGAAAGTTGGCCTCCATTTCGTCGAGCCAACGAGTCGGGGACGATTGCGCAATTACGTTTACGGGTACGGCGTCGCCGGCGCGGTCGATGATTATGATGACCTTCCGGGCGGCGTCCCGTATTTCCTTCTCGACGGTCGAGTAGAGGCGGGCCGCCTGGTTGTCCGGTACTTCGGGCGTAAGGTGAAACCCCATTGTAGCGGCGATGAATTCCGCCACGCCCATCTGCGACGCCCACTCCACGACTTGCGCAGGCGCTGTAAGCTCATCCGTCCAGGTATCGAGAGTTACCAAGTCAATGAAGGACGCCAGCCGCGCCTTGACCGCTTCCGTCCCGATGCTCGTAAATGGCGCCAGGTCGGCCAGGGCCGCGCTTGGTATCCACGCCTGCATTAACGCTGTAGTAGTCCAGGCCATAAATTACCCCCGGAGGGGAGAGGGGTTACTTCCCCTCCCCCTTATCCTCGGGTTTACCGTCTTCCGCCTTCGCGCCGACCTTCTCCACGGCGCCCGGCGTTTCCATAAGGGCTTCGATATACGCCTTGGCCGCGGGGTCGCGTTCGTCGACGTCGAAAACCGTACCGGGTTCGATATTCGGCGTAGCGGCGTCGCAGGGATACGCGATACAACTACGTAATGCTTTATACTTCGCCATGAAGCCTCCTTTTAGACGGCGTTGTCTACGTAGAACCCGCACTCGCTGACGCCCGGGTCGCCGACCGGGTCGTACTCGAAGAGGTTGGGCGAGATGCAGTCTTCGGCGTCGTAACACATCGGATTGCCCTCGCGGGTCGTATCGCGCCACGGTTCGTAGGGTTTCGGGTGCCCTTCCCGGCGACAGAGATAACCGAACGGCAGCGTCACCGGCTTGTTCACGTTCTCCGGGAGACACATCAGCGCGGCGTCGTCGTCCCAGCAACGGATGTACGTGGGCGGCGTCAGGTCGGTCGCGATAAACTCGCGCCCTACGATGATTTCCTTGATGCCGAGAGCTTCGGCCACAACGGCCGGCGTGATGTAACCCAGGGGCGCCGACTGGAGGTCGCGTATACCCAGGGCGATAGCGCACGCCTGGCGAACGAGCGTGTTGCGCCGTATCCACGGCCACACGGCTCCGCCTGCGACTAAGGAAAGGTAAGCGCGGTCGATACCGATGTCCGTCTCTACTATCGCGGCGATAGTATCGATACGCGCCGGTAAGTCGAACGCGATGTTAGCCCAGGCGGCGGCTTCGGCGCTTTGATTGCCGGCCGACCAGTTCGCGACGTTAAAAACGAAGGCGGCGACTTCCGCCTCGAGGTCGCGGTAGATTTCGTCCATCGCTCCCTCGCTCGCGATAACGTCCGGGCTCTCCATCCGAAGTTGCCACTCCTCGATTTCCTGATCGGAGAGCCAGTAATGCGCGGCGCGGTCCTCGGTGGTAACTACCCGGGAGCTAAGGTTGAAGTCGATGAACTTTTTCGTTTGCTTCGGTACGATGCGAGTATCGTGCCGGCGCTTCATTTCCTTTCCCATCATGGCGATGCTATTCGCCCGGAGGGGAACGGTTTTAACCGGCATTACTCGCGTCGCTATATAGTCCTTCGGCCCGTCGTATTTCAGCATGAGGTCCTGGACTAAGCCGTTAACTACGCGAGCTTCAGCTAAACCTGGCATCTTGCCTCCTTACGGTTGCTTGAGGGTTTCGATTTGAACGTAGTCCACCGCGCCGGTATTAACTGCAGCCGCGATGTTCGTTAACATCCAGCGCGTAGAATACGGGTTGGCCGTCATCACGTTAGTGGCGATAGCGGCCACGGGCATAGCTACGTCGTCAACGGCCCACGTAATAGCACCCGCGTTATCCACCTGGATTTCCAGTTTATACGGCGTGCCTCCGACGACGGCTATACCAGAATCCGCCCGCTCAACGCCCGTGTTATCGTCGACCTCCAACATCCAGTTGGGGCCCTGGGCCGTGTCGTAGATGATTTCTACTAACTCGGCGGCCCCGATGTAAAAGCCGATCTCGAAACGCTGGGTATTGACAGCCGTTAACTCTACGACGGTTTCCAAACGCGGTTCGTAAGCGCGTAAATTGCATAAACCCACGGATACGGTAGACTCCATATCCGCGGCATTGACGCCCGTAACGAGTTCGCTCCAACCGTCTCTAACCGTAACCGTGTTTGTGCCGGCGCCCACGACGCCGGCGACGTTCCACTTCACGGCGTAAGTCGCGTCCACGCCGTCGGTAAAGGCGTCCTGGAATGTGATGTATTCGGAGCGGTCTTTATACCCGATCTGCAAATCTTCCGGGCCCTGGCCGTACTCGAAGTCGCCCGTGAACGTAGCGTCCGTTCCTTGCACGGTAGTAAAAACGCCTGCGTTCGGGGCGACGAGGCCAACCGGCCCGTCAAGTCCTACCGCGGCCAACCCCGTTGCGCTCCACGTTCCGACGTTAGCCCCGCCGACTGCCACGCCAATTTCGTCGGCGGCCGTCTGGTAATATCCCGTAGTAGCCGAACCCGTAAACGTAACGCTCGGGGCACCTACGGCACCTACAAATAAGTCGGTAATTCCGGTTGTAGTTAACGTAGTAAAATCGGCCGCAGCCGGAACCGTTTGCCCGACAGCGCAAGCGTTTAATCCCGTAGCGGTCATCGTTGCCACTTGAGCGCCGTTCGCCGAAAAGCCGATAGTATCTGCGGCCGGGAATTGGATACCCGTATTGGGGTCGCCCGTATTGGAAATCGAGGGCAGCGCCGCCGTGCCGTCGGGGAACATAGTCGCGGACTGCAACGTCGCAACGCCGACTACGGTTAACGTCCCTTCGGATTCGACCGTACTAAAGCTTACGCCCCACGCTACGGAAGCGAAGAGGAGTAAGCCGGTCAGTAATTTACGCATGTTCAACTCCTTAGTGCCTCGCCTTTTACGGCTGAGGCGGAAGCGGGAATACTTCGACTTTGTGGGTCAGGGCCGACGCGCCGGTTACGCAGAAGCCGACGATTTTTACGCCCGGCCCCGCGACGTAGAGAATGACGCGGCCGTTCGCGTCGGACATTACGTACTGGTTCGCGGCGATGACCGCGCCAGCCTCGACGAGGTATGAGCCGCGGTTCCAATTAAACGCTAAGCCGCTTGCGGCTGCCGCGATAGCGTAGGGCGCGAAGCCCATGCAGTTCACACCGGCGCCAGCTTGCTCGCCTGTCATATCTACCAAGCGATTAGCAGCTATGAGTGCGGCAGGCGTTATCCTAATCCCGTCGCCCGGCATGTAGGTTCCCTCGACCATTATTTAGCCCCCTTACTGGTTGCCGCGACAAGCGCCACGGCCTCGTCCAAGGACTTACCGCTCTGGACGAGAGGATAGAGTTTGCGTAAAACGGTTTCGTACTTTTCGCTGGAAGCCAGGGCGACCTCGCGGGCCTTCTTCTGCACGGCCTCGGCATCGATTTTCCCTTCGACCAGAAGGGTTTCGACCTCGGTTTTGACCGGCGGCTCACCGAAAAGAACGGCTACGGTAAGCTTTTGCGTCCCGCGCATTTTCACGAGGCGTTCGACGAACTCGGTTGTCGGGAGTTTCTTCGTCCCTTCCTCGTCCATCCGTACCTCGGTCTTGCCGGCGTACATATCGCCCAGCGCCACGTCGAGCGCCGGCGGCAGGTTCGCCTCTTGGCGGAACGCCAACGCCTGGCCCTTGGCCGTTACTGCGATGACCCTTTGTTCGGACTCTGTTACTCTGGTTTCGAGCGCCTTCATCTGCGCCGCCATCACGGCGAGCTGAGGGCTCTCCGAAACCCCTGGGGCAACCACGGGTTCGACTGTCGTGTTAGGCGGGGCCGCCGTGCCCGGTGCCTCGTCGCCTTCCTCGTCCAGCTTTGCCAGTAACGCCGACAGGGCTTCCTTGACTCGTTCCTTGATACCCATCTTCGTCTCCTTCGCGGCCTTCGCCGCTTCTTTGGGTTTGTGGTACTTGCCGTCTTTCCCTTTCTCATAACCCATCTTTTCTATCTGAGTCCACGCGGTAGCGTTGGCCTTGGCTTCGTCGCCGTCGTATTGCTTGAAGGCGGCGTTAAACGCCTTAGTCCAGGCGTCCGGCCCCGCTTCGTCGTTAAACACGTCCGTTATCTTTTTGGGCGGCGACTTGTAGGGCATTGAAATAGGCCCCGCAAACGACGCCATTGCCTGCGCGAGCAGGATGCGGCCCGTGTCCCCCAGCGCCCCCTGCGCGAAGTCCAGTGGTTGGAAGCGCCCCGCGTCGGTGTGGAAATCTACCGCCGCATCGTACGCGCCGAGGGCCGCGACCGCCTTTATGCGCTCGCCACTGGCGTCCGTCTCGATGGAGAAGTTTTTAAACTGGTTATCGAGCGCCGCTCGCTTGCCCGCCTCCGTCCAGTCCGTGAACATCGCCATGAGAAATTCGCCGGCAACGGTCAGATACGAGACCCAGCACAGCGGCGGCAGCGCCGTTAGACCTATCGTCTCTTCGTCGAGGCTTGGCAGGTGCCCGGGTGTAACGGGCACCTTTTCGTACGGGTCGAAGTTCGCGGCCCACTTTTGCTGGAGTTCCTTCGTTACCTTGCCCGAACCTTTGAAGGCCGGGTAATCCCCTTCTTGGCATATCGGTAGAAGCATCGTCGTTCTCCTTAATAAAAAAGGGCCGCCCCGCTGGCTTGCACTCCAGCGCGACGGCCCTGCGTTCTTCGCTCAGGCTACTTAGTTAGTTATTAAACGATATTTCAGCACTTGGATTCCCGGTAATTCCAACCCCAGCACTCTTGATACCGTTAAAACTACCCTTTTTTGTAATGCCAAATTTAAGGAGAATTTTCAAGAGCGGCACAAACCACCATCGGTAACGAACCTCAATAACGTAAATTCCGACACCTGGCATTAATATCTCCTTTTAATTAATGCGTTCGCGTTCTTTTTTTACGATGTCCAGTATCTTACCGTCTTGGATTACGACCTCAACGCTGCCATAACCAATAGCCTCGACGGCCTCTATTTTCTCGCGTATCTTATCGGCCTCGACGGAGGTCATCGTAATCCTTTTTCAATTTATCCACTTCGGCTATTAATCCTTTTAATACTTTTCCGTGGTCTTCCGTTCCCCTACCAAGTAAGTAATCTGTAGATACGCCGAAATAATCCGCCATTCTCAAGAGTAGTTCCGTCCGCGGTGCCCGCCCACCCCTCTCAATTTCCGAAATCGTAGACGTCGCCGATCCAAGCGCTTTTGCCAGTTCTCTTTGCGAAAGCCGTTTTACCGTCCTCAATAGTCGTATACGGGTTCCTAATTCTATATGTTTAGTATCCATTTTATCGCGGTATCTCCCTCAACATCTCGCGCGGGTCGCGGCCGAACCCGTCCTTTACGCCCTTAAAGTCCCGCCACTGCACCGCCGAGCCACCGCCCTTGAACGACTCACCCTCAAGTATCGCGATAGTCAAACAATCGCACTGGAAATGTAGCGGCTCGTGTGGCCGCGGCTCATCCTTTGACCACTGCTTGCCCTCGAGCGCGGCGCACTCCTCGCATACGTTACCCGAACCCGACGTTACCCACTCCCATCCCTGCAACACGTCGCGCACGTCGGCCTGGTCGTACCAATCTTCCTTGCCGGCGCTGTCCGCTATATGAAGGTTCGTCCTAAACACGTTCTCTAAACGATAGGGTTCCGGGAACTCGTAGCCGGCGGTCCTCAAAACCTCGTGGGCGGTCGCCTTGAACTCCGCGAATGTCCGCCCCTCGGCCATCACCCCCGCCATCGACGCCATTACGCGGTCGGTAATGCGCGTGTCTTCTATCATCGCAGCCGTCCAGAACTTCGGCCTAAGCTCGACGTCGAGGTCGTAGAACAGGTCGGGGTTGATGGGTATTTTCTTGCCGAACGTCCGCACTACTTCGTCCCAGTCCGCGAACTCCGCAGCGAGTTTCAACCCGCCTTTACGGCGCCGGCCATATGTCTTAATCCCCTGGGCGTAGAGGCCGAGCGCGTATTGCGTCACCACTCCCCGGCGCATTACGTCGGCCAACTCCGGCCAATCTTTATCGTGCGCCCTAATGCGAGCCTCCAAGTCCTCGTAGGATTTCG